GTAACTGGGATGCGCCCTGGTCGCCCTGAAAGGCTTGGTTTGGATCGAGGCGGCCAGGCTCTAGGGGGTTTATTTTGGCGTTTAGGTCGTACATTAAATCCCCAATCATACGGTTACCCCTTCATCAAAGTTTGTAGAAGCCGCCAGAAGCGTTGCCCAAGTTGAATTGATTCGGCGATGTGTCGAACTGCGTGTTCATGCCGTACTGAGTGGCGTCCGGTGCCGGAGCCGACGGCTGCATGCCGTAACGAGTGCCTGCGCCAGCCACGGTGCCCAGCAACTGCAGATTGGCAGATCGGCGATTGAACGCATTCTGCGCGTTACCAATGGCGTTGTTGGACGACTCTTGCGCAAGGCGTGACAGTCCGGCCTGAGCTTGCCCTGCCTGCCCCTGGCCAATGGCCGTGATGTTCTGTAGGCCCATGATCTTCTGGTTGTCCTGCTCGAACTGAGCGCGTCCCAGCACGTCGCCGCCAGATTGAGCAATTTCGGTGCTAAGGCCGCCCATCTCGCCTTGAAAGCGGCCGCTGTTGGGATTAATACCGGCACGCCCCATGCCCGTTTCCATTTGCCCCTGCGCCTGAGTCTGTGCGCGAGCCTGGCCCTGCATGGTGCGGCCACGGATGTACGACATATTGCTGGGCGAATCCATCTGGTCCACCGACGCCATGTACCGATCTTCCAGTGGTGCCAGATTCTCCTGCGAGAAGTTCCACTTTTCCGCCGCAACTTGAGCCAGTGCCCGCTGCTCTGGCGTGTCTTTTACTTCGTTACCACCGCCTCCGCCGCTCATGAAGCCACCTCAGTCTCGCCATTCAAGGCGCCTAGATAATCGGCCAGCACTTCGTCGTGAAAGTGGGCGCGGATCTGCGTGCTTACCTGCGTCATCCACGGCTCACCGCCTACCAGATAGGCGCACTGAACCACTACGCTGGTGAGTTGGTCGCGCAAGACAAAGGCCAGGGTTTTAAAATGCTCGAATTCGGAACGCTCAAGCAGCACGCTGTCGCGCCAGTCTTGCAGGGTGGCCGCAATCAGGGGGCGCAAGTAGAGTTCGTGCCGGCGATAGAAGGCGTTACCCGGCAATTCAACCATCGCTTTCCAGAATGCGGAAATGGTCGCGTCGTGCGTGACCGGCTTATCACCGTCAATCAGGTCATCGAGCGTTTGGGAAATCTGGAACAGGGTGTCGCAGAAAGAAATGGCATCAGCGCTGCCCTGCAGAACTTGGTGCAGGAAAGCCGCTTCATTGGGTCTTGGCATGTTATGGCCCCATGTGCAGATTATGAGCAATAGTCTACCACGCAATAATGTGTTTATAGACAGTCTGCGAAGGTAGAAGCGTTTTTAGTGAGCGGTTATTGCGAGGCCGGAAGGTGCAGCTTACTCGGGCGACTGCTTGAGGATGTCCAGAACCCAGTTGGCGTAAACGATGTCGGATTGGAAGCTCAGCCTGCAGTGATCTTTTTGCCAGAACACGATCCGGTTGATGACCGCGTATCCGGTGCGCCACCGCGGCTCATTGCGGTACACATAGCACCGCGCCGATACCGTCATATCGGGGCTGCCTTGCAAAACAGCACAGTTAATCCCTTGGGAGAGCCAAGCGGCAATCCCACCAATCCAGTCGCGCATAGGTGATTCCTACAGCCAGAAAGAAAGGTCAGCCAACTGTGCCGGAGTCGGCGGAGTGGCCATTTGTTGGAACATGGAAGCCTTAACGTGAAGCACTGCGCTGCGCAAAGCCGCTAGGTGTTTCAATTCGGTGTATCCGGTTTGAAGTTCGGCTTTTGTGAAGTTGTGATACGCCGGGCCGGGGCACTTCCACGTCAACGTGCCGTCGGCATTCAGTGTCGGCAGGTCATCAAACTGCTCAATGGCCCCTTTCATGCGCTGCTCAACCGAGAGGTTGTCTGCGTGAAACGTGCCGACCGTGGTGGTGACCGGGGATAGTTCGTGTGTATCGCGCCAGTGCTTGATCTGCTCGGCACTGGCAGGCCGATTGTTTTCGTTAAGTTGCAGGGATCGCTTCAATGACCACCTCCTGATCCAGATAGGGCACGGCGGTAAATCGAAAAGTGTAAAAACCCGCAAGGTCTACTGAGAAACGGATTTCGCCGTCGGTTACAATATCGGTCTGGCCGTCTGGCCACTCCACCTGGACGCCTGCGGGGATGCCGGAGATGATGGCTTCGTCGGTGCCGTTAGCAATTATTTCTAAATCGTTTACATTAATAGACATATTTGTTCTCTCTACGGCAACACCTTCAAGTATGTCGATATAGTGTGTTCCTATTTTCACTGTCGGGTCGATTTCTAAGGTCATCCAGCCTGTGTCGCTTTGGAAACTGTCAGCAACTATCAAACAATCCATGATATTAGAAATCCTACCTTCTAAACCAAAACACGCAAAAAGTGCCATTAGCGTTTTCCTCCAAGTACAGTCATAGATGATGAACCTACTTGACCACCGTTTGCAGCAACCTGCAAGTATATGGAGACATTTCCAGCAGGAATGGTACATTTAAAGAAAGCTGTCATCGTGGTGTACCTCGTGCCTCTTGCGGTAAGCGTACCGGTTCCGATAATAGTGTTGACAATTACTACACGATATTGGTAGCTAATATCCAGTTCGCGCGGTGGCGAGTTAGGTCCGTAGTACTGATCTTCCCTTCCGCGTCCTGTCAGAGTTACCTGCACTATTCCTGGGATACTGGCGTTGTGCCCGCTATTATAAGACATTGCGGCACCACCAGGGCCGTGTATAGATGATGTATAAAAACTACCCGCTTGAGCGCCTTGGGCAACGGTAACCGCATTCCCTTTAATCTGAAGCGTATCCACATACGCATCGCCAGTGAATATCTTGTTGCCGTCGATGAGGGTTTGGCCAGGACGGGTCCAGTTGTTTGTTACACCTTTTGCGCTGTTGCCATTTAATGCCCATGACCGAACATAAGATGCGGCTGAACCAGACACACGAGCAGTATCGTAAGCAGTATTGCTGCCCGTCACATCCGCGTTACTCGGCGGCTTAGTTCCAGCCACATCGTTGTAAAACAAAGAGCTTTTGTAAGCAAAACTGCCCAGCCCGCCAATGCTGACGCCACTGGCAATATAACCAGTGTTCATTTCGACGTGGCCTTTGATAGTAGCGTTTTGCGCCTCAAGCGTGCCGTCTTGTAACAGCCTCCAACCTGATACTCCCGCTTCGTAGTTGCCCGACTGCGCGGTGCCATCGAAGGTCGCAGCCACCGCCACTCGCAGATTATCCGCGTCGATATAATCCGCTTTCAGTCTGCCCTGAACGGTGGTGATCGGCGTACCGTCTGCCGCCTCAATGCTGCCAAATCCCACGGCGCCAATCTGGCCCTTGGTGATGTAGCCTTCTGGGATGTAAGCCGGAGCGTTAATCACAAAGCGGTTCATGCCTTCCACTTTTGCGTAACCGAATACCAGCTGAGAGTTTCGTACCGCGTCCATGCTGGAATAGTCAGTGGCTGGGTTGAACGGGGTAGCGCTTTGGTCGGGGTCAATGAATAACATCGAATTTGAGGCAATAACCAGACTGCTTTCGGTGCCGTTGTCGCCAAAAATAAGGCCGCTCATTCGGCCATTCACGTCCAGTTTGATGCTGTATCGGGCCTTAATACTGGTGACTTCGCCGCTCAAATCCGTGACCACCTGGGCCTCGGCCTTGGTTTGCACGGCGGCAGAGTTGTCGTCTACCTGCTGGCCAACGGTATTGATGTGGGACTGAATACCGGGAATGGTTTGGATGGGCGTGAGCAGTTCATCGGCCAGTTCGGACTCTGAAATCAATCCACTAATCTGTTCAATGATGTAATCAGGATCAAACAATGCTTGAGCCAGCGTACCGGCCGTCGCATTGGTTGGCCCCTCAATGTCGCTGGTTGAGGTGAACGTGATCCAGTAATAGTAAGGCGTGGGTGCTGCGTCATCGCGCCGGTAGTCGGTGTAGAAGCCGCCATCTTCACGCCCCACCAGAGCAGCGTTGGCAAAGTTGTCCGCTTCGGCGCGGTAGATATTGGTGTAGGCGTGATTGCTGTAGAGGGAGCGCGGACCATCCCACGTTAAATTAATGCTCCCATTAAACCCGCCAATGGCGTTGAAGTTCGTCGGTCGCGGTGGTGTGGATAGATTGGGCGGCGGCGTTGTAGGTTGCAGTGCGCCCGGGGTGTTCGCGCCCGCCCCATTGCGCAGCTGGCCAATACCGCTGTCCAGCAAGTCACGAAACGTCAGCTTTCTGTCCAGCGGATCGCCCCGGACGCCCTCGCCTACTTCGATAATTTCCGAAATAGCAGCCACTAGCGGGCGCAGTTCAGCCGCAATCTTGGGCGATACAGGCGGCAGGGAGCGACGACGATTAGCCATTAAGCAAGCTCTCCGGGGGACGTGGCTAGTTGGATAGACGCAATCTCAGTGGTGCCCTGCAGCTCCACTTCCCAGTCACGGGACAAGGTGTAACCGGCAGGCATTCGGAACATGCTAATAGAGGTAATCGATTGACTCATCACCGTGACGCCATCGGCGTAGACGTTCAGGGTAACCGGGTAGTCGTAAGCAATCAGCTTGCCGCAAGTGAATCCAGCGGCGCCTGGGGGGATTTCGTGAATGCGTGAGCGCCAGGTGTAAGTAAGCGGTGCGCCCTTATCCCATTGCGTCACATTAGAGCCTTGCACCAAGTACAAAACATCCTCGGCCACATCGTAATAGCCGGCGCTGGCCTCGGTGTCGTAGAACTCAATGCCAGAGCCGGGCGTGAAGGCGAACGAGCCGCCGTCGTAAAAACCCAAGTACATGCCGTCGTAGCGGTAAGCGTGAAGGGTGGCCGGATTCAATGCTTGCCATTGCTCGCGGGTTAGGATCTGCGAGGTGATGACTTGCGCCTCGGAGCCACCTGCAGCCACCAATCCGTCGTAGCCGGCGTAAACAGCGTAACCGCCCATATCCACCATGGACCGCTTGGATAGGCAGGGTTGATTCACGTCCATCTTCATCTGGCCCATAGACTCAGGACTGTAGCCGGTGACCAGCCAGGGCTGCCCTGTGGTCGTCACAATCAAGCCGTTACTAACCGCTGCAATGGCCACGATGGGATCACTGAACGCTAACTGGTAGCTCACAGGCCATGCGTGCGGCAGATATGGCACGCTGAATGCTAGGGTATTTTTAAAGAAGCCGACAAGAATGCCATTCGGGAGCGTGGTCAGCCCCTGCATTTCAGGGTTTGGTGCGTCCCATTCGGTGCTTTCCAGTGCGCGCCCCAGACTTTCGGATAAAACGGTGTCGGTGAACGTGCCGGTGGCGGCGGTGACTTCCACCACCAACTGATATTGCCCGCCGCTTTCGACTCTATACAGCCGCTTTTTGGTGATGTTCTGCGCGGCACTGGGAATGCTCGGCAATGCTATCTCAAGCTGTCCGTTGGCCGGGGCGCCTTCTACATCGTCCCATCGAACGCCTACACCAGACGGAACGCTCGGCGGGCCTTCTTCACCGAACTCGGTCACCAGCGTGACCAGGTAAAACACTTCCAGCGCGGTGCCGGGAACCTCTGTGCGGCCGGACGGCGTGGTAATGCTCGGGCCAGAATCGGGAGCCGGTACGCCCAACGTGAACCAGGCTGAAGGATAGGGACCGGTGCCGGTGGTGACCTGCGCAAGACTGCCCATCTTCGGCGCACCTTGGCCTGTCCAGTACACCCGGGCGTAATCGTCGCTGGCAATGGGTGAGCGCACCACGTCCACGTCGTATTCGTCGCCCCACGAAAGCCAGAATCCAGCGCCATTGTTGCCAGTTTCGTATCGGTACAAGTTGCCCGGGTTGATGGTTGCGGGCAGACTGTCAGCCAGTAGCGCATCGCGGTGGGGTCGCAGCGTTCCCTTCTTCAAATTCAGGTTGCGGGCAATCTGTGCGTTATTTTCAGGCAATAGCCTAGCGTCCAGAATGGGCACTTCACCCCGGAATGCTGCGTGTTGTATTTTCATAAAACCTACCCACCTTGAGGTGCACAGACTAAATGGACCGGAAGCCGGGACTTCTCGGAAAAAAATAATCTTTGCCCATAGCCCGCACTCAGATCATTGAATATTTGCCGCAACATCAAAAAGGTCATCTAACTGCTCGCCTGTCATACCTGTTAACTCCATCATTTGGTCAGCAAACGGGCTTGTACGCTCAAAGCTGGCTTCAGCCCAGGCCAGTTTGATAAGCGGATCTTCACTTGCCGCTATTGCGGACTCTATACCGCTCAATAATCCGGCATTGAGCAGCGCAGCTTTTGCTTGATAGCGAGTTACCTTCATTGATTCACGGCGCTTTCGAAGCGACCACTCTTCGTGAGTTTCGACTGCTGCGTCTTCGTGTTCCATGGGATCCATCAGGACATCTCCTAAAGTTGGCTCTTTTGAGCATGGCAGCAACAGCCGGGATGGCGTTGCCGTGCCGGGCGTGGTTCGTCCAGCTGTGTAAATTTTCGCGCACATGGGCTAGGTCAATCTGGCCTCTGGCGTACTCGCTCTGCCATTCTTTTAACTGGCGAGACAGTCGCTGCAAGCTGGCTTTGCGCAGCCTGCGGGCATTTGGCCAAAGGTGATAGCCAAGGAAATCCAGACCGCGGCCACCGTGGTGACGAACAGGAAAAACAAAAGTTTTATGATTGGTTTGTAGCTCCAAGTTGTCGGCCAGCCATGCCTCGGCGTCGATGCGCAGCGCCTGCAGGTGGCGCTTGTCAGGATGCATCACGATAAAGTCATCAACATACCGTGCGTACCAGCGCTCCTGGCGGCGGCGCTTCATCCACTGGTCCAATGCGTCCAGATAGATGTTGGCGAACAGCTGACTGGTCAGGTTGCCAATCGGCAGGCCCTTTCCGGGTGTGCCTGGCTCACTGTAACTTTGGATGATTTTTTCTATCACGAACATGAGCCGACGATCGGCTATGCGCTTTCGTAGCAGCGCCAGTAATATCTCGTGATCAATACTCGCGAAGTATTTTCGGATATCCGCCTTTAGCACATACACCACGCCGTGCTGGTGCAGGCATTGCCTAAGCATTTCCTGAGCTTTGTCCGCGCCGGCGTGAGTGCCCTTGCCGATCCGGCACGCATAGCTGTGAGCAATAAACCTTGCTTCCCAGATCGGTTCAACCGCTGCCATGATGGCCTGCTGTATTACGCGATCCCGGAACAGCTTGAGCGCAGTGATCTTCCGGCGCTTCGGCTCTGTCACATAAAAGCTTCGGTAGCCGCCGCACTGATACTCATCCCAGATCAGCTCATTTTGTAACTGGATTAGATTGCACTCTAGGTCGCGCTCAAAGTGCCGGCATGGCCAGCTTTTGCGCTTACCCTTTCGGGCCCTGAGGTAGGCTGCGTGTAGAGAATCAAAGGTTATGATTTCTTCGAATAGACCGGTGAAGGTTTTTGCCATGTCACTTCCCTAAAGGCGAGCGCCACAGGCCTCCCCGTTGCGGGTACTACGCGCAGCGCTCTAAATATTTTTCGGCTCCTGCCGCGGATCTGGCGTCCTTTCAGTTGAGCGCTGGATGAAAAGCCTTGGCCCTTC